TGCTATTTAGTGTTGTGCTTCCAGAGACAGTAATGTTGTTGGCAAAAATTACCGCACCGCTAACGGTACCGCCTGTAAGAGGTAAATAATAAAGATCTAAATATGCACGAACGCCGGAAACAGTTAGTTTTTTATTTTTAATTGTGGGGTCGACTTCTGCGACCTGTACAACGGTAAATAGGTCACCGTCCGCCAGATTGATCCCGGCGATTTCCTGTAGATCAGAGATCCTACGGTTTGCCACCTATTAAATCACATAGTCTCGTTATATGAATTATACTTTCACCAACTCCGTTATTTGAGCTTGATTTCAATGCGCGGAAGCGTGTTCATCAAAAAGGTTCCGGCCATTTGAACACCAAAGACAACCCCACAGGAAACGACCAGTACAAGCAAAAGCTCTGCCACCGTCAAATTTCGACGCACATAAACGACTTGTTGCTGCGGCGGAACAAATGAAGGCACCGGAGGTTGCGATGCAAAAGCTTGTTGAATAGCTAACTCACGCGCTTTGGCCTTCATTTCTTCCAGCTGTTCAGGCGTGATGTTTCCAGGGATACTCACCGATCCTTGAACAGAAGCAAAAGGAGGAAGCTGGCTGTTGGGGATTTGTTCAGACATTGGAAAGGCAAAATCTTTTCCCACACACTAGCATTTAAACAAATCTTGTGGTGTTATGACCTACGGCATCAGGAAAGGACTTGAAGACATTGCGTTTGAGCTGAAAGGAATCAGGGCTGCTCTCAGCGCAATGTGGAGAGTTCGCTACGAATATGACGAAACGGACGTATTGCATCCAGAGGTTTACGCAGATGAGTTTATCTCAACAGAAGAGTGCGCTCGTAGGCTTGGCGTCTCAGATCAAACGATTCGCAACTGGATTTCCATTGGGAGAAAAGATAAGAAAAACGGCTGGAAAGAAGGTTTGCATTACGTCAACATCTCCCCAGATGGCCACAAGAAAGCAGTCATTCGAATTCCCTGGAACGAACTGGTGCGTTCAGTAGTTAAGAACCGTAAAACTACCTTCCAAGATTTTACGGAAGGCTCTCGGCCTATTTACCAGAAAGCTGCAGCGAAGAAAGATGTTGATAACAAGATTTGACAATTTTTCAATAGATGCGGTCACTGTTGAGAACTGTTCTCAATTACTGCCCAACTCTTTGTATCTGCAGTTGGTGGATTTTCTTCCGCCCAGCGGCTCATTTGACGATGGCTGCCTCCAAAGATATTTGGAAAACCTTAAAAAGTACGAAGAAGAAGACGCCAATTCCGGAATGACTTTGGCAAATAGATTGCGGCTGGCATTCAAAGATATGCAACCTGACACAATCTGTGGTAAGTTTCCCCAAGCAGAACTGCCGCTTAAAAGACGGTTGCGCTGTGTAGCAGAGTATCTCATCCGTTCTGGTGAGTTTGATAAGCTGCGCGATGACAATGGCAAGCTAATGAAAAAACGTGGAGTTTTAGGAAAGCTTGTCGTTATTTACAAACCGCTCCCGAAACTTTTAGAATCGCTTCAAAAGCAAGAGTTGATTAAAAATGAATCGAAGGGAAAAGCTGCTTCTTCAACTGTTGGGCAAGGATCTAGAGGATGAAACTAAAGCAAAAATGCTGGAAACCACAGTTGCTCTTATCTTGGGCGACATGGGTAGCATGTATACAAAATTCTGGGAAGCCGAAGGACCGGGAATCTTGTGCTTCCAGCCAGCAAATAAAGAAAGGCAGGTTTTTTTCCTGACACTTAAAGAGTTGCACTCGGCACAAGAACAGTGCGAACGAGAGAATGATGGAGATATGGCAGAAACTTTTCGACGCATTCTTCAGGCTGCCCAAAAAATTAACCCACAAGAAAAAGCTGGTTACATCATTAATGATGAAGAGGGCATTCGCTATTTGGAAATAGACTATAACGTCGTTGCAGGTGACTGATGGGCGGTAAATTTCGTCAAAAAGTTGAAGATCTTGAGCTTATTACAAGCTTCGATTTAATTGGGGCTGCTCATGAACTACTGGGCAATATTGACTTAGATCCAGCCAGTTCAAAAGTTGCCAACTCCTATGTGCAAGCTGACAATTTTTTTACGCCTCAAGACGACGGGTTGAATAGCCAGCTTTGGTTTGGCAAAGTTTATTTGTTTCCTCCAAGTGGATCTTACTTTTGGGAAGAAAAGAATCAAAGATGGAAAATGACACGAGCAAGTTCAGTGTCTTTGATCTCGGGGCATGCCTTGTGGTTTAGAAAACTTTACAAAGCCTGGATGAATGGAGAAGTTGAGCAAGGTCTTTATTTTAGTAACTGTCCAGACATGGTCAGATACGATCAAACAATCTTTGATTTCCCCATGTGTTTTCTCAGGACTGCTCCTGTTTTGATAAAAAACACCAGTGAAGGTATTGGGAGACATCGAACGTCTACCAGTTTTCTAGTTTATTTGCAACCGAAAGATCGCTCAGGTGAGGCAACTCAGAAATTCATTGACATTTATTCAGATAGGGGACGAGTACTCGCTTGAGTTCGGTATACTGAAAAACGAATTGAAGGTCTTATGAGCGTTCTTGCAGATTGGGAAATTAAATACCTGGCCGAAAAAGAGGGGATGATTAGTCCGTTCCAGGATCATCTCGTCAGCGAAGAAAACGGACAACGCATTTTGAGCTATGGGCTTAGCTCTTATGGCTACGACATTCGCCTGTCAACAAAGCAGTGTTTAATTTTCGGTCGTACCCAGTCTGGCGATTGCGATCCTAAAGAATTTAATAAAGATATTCTTCATCCAGCCGAGTTACTGGAAGATGAAAAAGGTCAGTATTTCTTGTTGCCTCCTTTTGGTTACTGCCTAGGGGTTGCAGAAGAACATCTCAAACTTCCCAGGGACATAACTGTCGTCGCAGTTGGTAAATCAACCTATGCACGTTCTGGAATTTTGGTAAACATTACTCCAGCAGAAGCAGGATGGAAGGGTCATCTTACTTTGGAAATCAGTAATTGCACTGGACTTTTTAATCGCATCTATGCCAACGAAGGTATTACGCAACTGCTATTCCATCGTGGTAGTTCGTGTGAAACCAGTTACCAAGATCGAAAAGGCAAGTACCAAAACCAAACTCACAAAGTTGTGCTCGCCAAGGTATGAACCCAACTACATGCTTAGATATTCTTGAGATTCTTTACGACGACGTTATCTGTTTAGAAGACGATACCCTGGCAACAAAACTTGCTAGGTTTCGATCTGAAGAAGTGCAATGGGTTTTAAATATGATTAAACCCAGGCTTGAAGAATTAAGAGATAGTTTAGAACTAGAAGAAATGAATCAACTTACGTTCGATTAATAATTGTAGGGACGGCCAAAGCTTGGTTGGGGTTTATTGGCATAGTTAGTGCTGCCCGCAGTGCCAATTGTATCTCCCATACTTGGCAACGTTGTTCCGTCGATCACGGCTTCGCTGCGCGGTGTTTTGCCACGAATCATCGGCTCGTCAATCCCAGCCTTTTGACGAAACTTGCCCGCACTTTTTGCGGCACGGAAATATTTAGCAACCCGATCTTGCTGGCGGGCATTTTCAGTATCTGCCCTGGAAGCAGTAAGTTTTTCTTCTGTATCTAAACGGCGTAAATCCGTGTCATACGCTTGTTCCGGATTGAGGTCCGAAAGTTCTGCTCCAGACGTTCCAGAGTCTTTCTGGGGATCGTAAGTAGGATCGAAGAAGTTAAGCATGATAGTATTTTAAAAGAGGTAATTCCGGCTTATAAGATGATGCACGGAGACGCAACAGGTTTCTTAGATAGCTTCGTAAAAGACGAAGTGTTGTGTCGTTGTTTGTCTGAAGAAGATTTTGGACAACCTCTCGCTACGGCAAAAAGTGATGTACCATTACAGGACATGTACAACCGTGGTTTAGTCGCATGTCAGGACGGAAGGGAGAGGACAAATTTGTCGATCGAGGGGGGACGGCCCGGAATGACGGGTTACATTCCGTCGATGGAGCAGGGACTTCAGATGGGAGCAGCACCCAAGCCCAAAGCATTGGTGATGGAGCTGGAAGAGCCGACCGAGGAGATGCGCGAGATGTCACGAAAGCGCCGTGGTTTAACCCGGTAGATTCTTACAGTACGTCTGTAAATACTGTTCTTCCAGGATTGTTGTCTAATGATTGCGTGGATGGTGTGTGCCCAGTTCCCTGGGCCGTAGTTCCAACGCGACCGGAAATTAAAGAAGATGTAGTCAATCATCCCAGTCACTACACCGATGGTGGG